GAAGGCCGTGAAAAGCCTGTCCGAATCGCTGCGCAAACGCTATGACAAGCTATTCGCCGGTCGCAAGCTGGAGAAGATGGGCTTCGACGGCCAGATCCACGGCGTGCAGCCGATGTTCGAAAAGGAGACCGGGCAGCCGGAGTTTGCCAAGGCGGCCTACATACTCAACGAAGCGGTGGTCAAGTCTGAGATGCGCAAGATGCGCGATTTCAGCAAGGCCGAGACGCGGGCGGAACTGTTCACGGTGCAAATGCTGGAACGTTTCGACCAGCTCTACAAGCACCACCTGATCCGCGAGGCCAAAGAGTTCGAAGAGGCCGAGCAGACCAGCGACCTGAACCTGCCCTACAGCGTCAGCCGCGCGATCATCGCGGAGGCCTACCCGTCACTTGTGGCGGCTGGCATCTTCGATGTGGGCGTGATCGAAACCAGTCCAACACGTTTGTACTACGAGGCGCATTCAGGAGAAACCGGCTACGGCGCCACCGCAACCGCAGAAGTTGTGACAGGCGGCGCGGAGGAGACCTGGTATGACCTGACCTACGGGCGCGTCACACCCGGAACCGTGACGGTCACATCCAACCCGGCAGGAACGACCTACACCGAGAACACCGACTACGTGATCGATTACGCAGCCGGGCGCATTCTATTTTTGACCGCAGGCAGCATCAACGCCAACGACGTGCTGGTGACCTACACCTACACCGCCATCCGCCAGGGCGAGATGGTTCCCATCGAACGCGCGAAGGTCTCGCTGAGCTATATGACCGTGACGGCAGCCGCTGACCGGTTGGCTGACCAGATCAGCAGCGAGGCGATTGTATTCTCGCGCTCACAGCTCGGTTACGACGCGGTTTCGCGCACGATGGCCAGCCTGATCCGCCAGACGCAGCGCAAGATCGACCAGGGCCTGCTTTACATGGCGCAGACAGCGATCAGAAAGATCGCATCCAACACGGGCGGCACCTGGACGACCGGCAACGACGAGACCGATTACGACGACTTTGTGCGCCTGATCGGCGAGACCAAGGTGATCGTGGCAAACCGTCCGTACACGCCTACCTTCATTCTGATGAGCGTGACCAACGCGGAAGACCTGAGCAACTGGAAGGGCTTCAAAGACGACGGTTACCCGAACGCAGTCCTGAACGCGGCTGGCTTCGCTGGCGGCGCCAAGGGCCTGCCGATCTTCGCCAGCACCGAGTTCCCGGATGACATCATCATCGTGGGCAACCGCGAGCTGGTGATGTACCGCGTGTTCCAGCCGATGATCGTCAAGGGGCCCTACCCGACCTATGACGTGAGCGGCGGCACATCCAAGCTGGTGGCAGCCGATCAGTATTACACCGAAGAGTACAACGTGACCGAGAGCCCCGTGGAAGAGAAGGGCGCTTATCTCGGCGTGACGGCTGGATCGTAACCCCGGCCCCCCTGTCATCTGCGATGACATCCCCCCAAATATCTCAAAGGTATTTGGGGGGAGATAGGTTGAATTTATGAGCATTATGTTAGCGGATCTCATTTCTGATTTGCAGGCGGATGTGCCTGCGGTGGACAGCGTGCCGAGCGCAGACCAGTACGAGCGGGCGATCAAGGAGGCTGTGAAAGATTTTTCGCGCCGCTGTGGAACGGAAAAGGTCGATACGCTCAGCATCGTTTCAGGAACAGCCACTTATGACCTGGCAGACGATTTCCTGAAGATGATCATGCTGGAGAGCTTCGCCACTGCGGACGGTGTGCTGATCAGCAACGAGGGCATCATCCCATTGAGCACTACCTGGGAGGAGCGTTCCTACATCCGCAACCGGCAGATCACATTCGATCCTACACCCACTTACAGCATGTCACGTGATTATCGCTATAAGGCAGCCTGGGCGCTGAACGATGACGGCGACGAGTACGAGGACATGGGCGAGGAGGAAGCCGAGATCGTGCTGTTGAAGGCGTCAGCGATTTGCCTGACCAAGCAGGCCAACACCATGTCGCCGGATGCCTTTGACTACCAGCAAGGTGACGTGAAAGTCAATACCGGTACACAAACGCTGGCGATGCGCGCGCAGGTGGACTCTATCGAGAAGCAATACATCAAGGCCTGTGAGCAGTATAACGGGCAGTATGGAGTGCTTGGATGAGCGTTACTTCCTTGCTTACTAAAGTTCGGAATTTGCGCTCGCAGAGCATTGCACTGCGACGTGGCGATGAAACACTGGACGCCCAGACGATGCGTATCGAGCGCACCAGTCGCGGGCGGATTTACGATGTGGACCGCACGTCGGAAAGGCGAGCGGACGCGGTCATCAACGCAGCGACGGACGCCGATATCGAAGTGGGTGACCGCTTCAACGACGAAAACGGCGTGCTGATGGAGGTGAGTTTTATCAGGCCAAACCGGACGTATGCGACCTTTGCCGAGGCAGTGGTAACCGAATGACGCTTCGACTGCGCTACGCTCCGCTCAGCGAGGAGTAAATGGGCTTTCACTGGGTGAGGCCGCCGTCAGAACTGGCGAAGAATATCGAGGAGTATGGCAAGAGAGCCTATGTGGCCATCCACGCTGCGGCGGCATTCTGGGGGCAGGGCACGCAGGACGAAGCCCGGCAGGACGCGCCCTGGGAAGACCGAACAGGCAACGCGCGCGGCGGTCTCTTTTATGCGGTGGACGGTTTTGGAATGGGCGAAGTAATTGGATCAGTGGAGGCCGATGCCAGGGCACAAATGCGCGAAACGTCGGTGGAGAAGGGCAGCGCGGACACACTGATCATCACGCTAGGGCACACCGTATTTTATGGCAAGTTTTTGGAATTATCAAATGCGGGCAGGTACGCGATCGTTATGAGCACCATTGAGCAGCGCCTGCCACAGTTGGAACGTAATTTGCACGACATTTTTCAGTAGGAGAGCCTAATGGCTTCTTTGCGAAATCGGATCAATCGAATATTCGGCAGGGCCAAAAAGCAAGACCAGCCGCGTGTGCTGGTGACCACGCTGCCGTCTGAAAAACCATCGCAAGAGCCGATGGACCTGGTGGAGAAGTTCAAGGCCGAGACGGAGCGCAAAGCGGTGATCGAAGAGTGCCGAAAAATGTACAAGACCGATCTGCGCATCAAGAAGGCCTTTCGCATGCTGGCCCAGGATACGATGAAGGGCGGGTTCTCGGTCAAGACTGCCAACGCGCAAGCCCAGGCGGAGGCGGATGCGCTGTTCTCGCGGCTGGGGCTGAACCAGAAGCTGGAGCGCTACGTGCGGCTGACGCCCAGGGACGGTGATTCGTTCTTGCAAAATGTGATCGATGAGAACATGAACATCGTCAGCCTGACGCGCAAGCCCACGCTGCGCATGCGCCGCAACACAGACGACGCGGACCAGTTCAGCGATCCGTCGAAAGCCTTCTGGATGGCGGACAAGATGTACTGGGGCATGGATCCGCCCAAGGACGTAACCTGGTTCGCGCAGTGGGAGATCATCCACGCGCGCTGGGAGTGGGACGAGGAGAGCCGCTACGGCACGCCTATGTTCGCATCCGGGACCGGGACGTTCAGGAAGGTGACCGAAGGCGAGATCGACATGGCCGTGCGGCGCAAGACGCGCGCGGGCATGCGTTATCACCACGTGATCGAAGGCAATGCGTCGGATGTGGAGGCCTACAAGGAATTGAACAAGACCGCCCTAAACAACCCCAACATCGCCGCGGCGGACTTTTTCAGCAACAAGCCGGGCGGGATCAACGCGGTGCAGGGTGACGCCAATATGGACCAGATTGCGGACGTGAAGCACCAGATCGCGACGCTGTTCGCCGGTTCGGACGTACCGATGGAGCTGGTGGCTTATGGCGAGGAACTGAACCGCGACATCCTGGGCGACAAACGTGAAGAGTACGAGGAGATCCTGCGACAAGTGCGCGAATGGACGGTGGACGAGATACTCAAGCCGCTTTTGGAGCTGCAATGGCTCTTGAAGGGCATACTGCCTGACGGGCTGGAATACGAAATCATCTCGAAGCACGCCACCGGCCTGAAAGCGCAGGACTTTTTGACGATCACCGACGCGGTGCTACGGATGAAGATCCTGGGTATTGCGGACGAGGTCATCAAGGCCATATTGGAGAAGCAACTGGGCGTGGATATCGGCGAGCTGATCCCGCAGACGGATGGCGAAACCGAGCGCTTTGCGAATTTGTTGAAGGGATTGAGCGTGTAACAAGATGTGTGTAGTACAAGTAGATACTCCCATTCTTGAAGCCACAGAAACCCCAACAGTTGCGGGCATCCCCACTTCGCGGCTGTACCGAGCGGGTTTCGTGGCCACGGCGCGCTTGCAGTTATTTTTCACCGGCGAGACGCACCAGTTGTTCGCGGAATTTACGGATGAGATGCGCTCACAGGTGATGAGCTATGCAGACAGCGAAGGAAAGCTGAACTCGCTGGACGGGTTCCGGCTCCAGGGACGACTGACTGGCATATGGGGGGATACGCTGATGAAGTGGACGAAGCTCTTCCAGAAGGCGCGGGAGGTATCGGCCACATTGCCGTTCGGGGTGCTGGCGGAGTTTCATGGGCGGTTGGTGACCCCCCTTCCGTCCCCCCAAATAGAAGAACGCAATTTGGGGGGAAACCTGGCGGAAGCAAGAGCGCCGCAGGGCGTGTTCGACCCGCAGATCCAGGCGCTGCTGGAGATCGCTGCCGAGTTCCTGTATGACGACGGATTGAACATATCCGGGCGCATCTGGCGCATGGACCGCGATGCGCGCGATGGCATGAATCAGGTCATTTCGCTGGCGGTCTCGGAGGGCAAATCGGCCTGGCAACTGGCAGGTGAGCTGGAAGAGTTCCTGGGCGCGGATGCAGACTGCCCGCGCTGGACATCCACCAGGCTGTACAAACGTTCTAAGAAAGACATCGCAGCCGGGGATATGACCGGGCTGATCACGAATCCCAATTGCGACGGGCAGGGCGTGGCCTACAACGCGCTGCGCCTGGCGCGCACCGAAATCCAGAAGGCGCATGCGCTGGCCACAGACCGTGTGATGGCCAACTCGCCCTGGGTCGAGAAGGAAAAGATCAACCTGAGCGCGCAGCATCCAAAACGGGATATTTGCGATGATGTGGTGGAGGCAGGAGAAGATGGGGAGGGGGTGTACGAGAAGGGCGAGATCGAGCTGCCGCTACACCCGAACTGCCTGTGCTACAAGACAGCCGTGCTGATGCCGGATGAAGAATTCACGAGTAAATTGAATGCTTGGATGAAGGGTGAAGATACATCCCCTGATCAGTTCACGTGGGAGCAAGATGAGGACTCAGACTCAGCCCCCGAACAGGACTTTTTGGCTGAAATGGAAGCGTATGCACAGTTTTTGGGCGTGGAGGCTAACGAGGTGGCGATTATGGACTTATCGAACACGAACCCGCTGATCATGCTGGTCCAGTGGCTGTTTGGGGAGGTATTGAAATTATGATCCCGCACGCTCCGACACGTAGCAAGGAAGGTGCGGGATGACCCCGCCAAGACTGCTCAAACTGCCGGTGGACGCTTTTGCCAGGCGAGAGCACTACCTGGACCATATCCTGCCCGTATGGAACGCCCTGAAGCCTTCTACGCGCGGGAAGTTCTACGTGCCAGAGAACCTGGCAGCTTACGCGCGCTCACAAGGACTGGAACCGGCTATCGCACAGCAGATCGGGCATGACGTGATGCGCGTGTACCCGGACGGGCTGGGGCCGCTGATCGTGGCGGCCTACGGCGATATGATTTGCGCGATCCGCAGGGTGCCGCAGCGCCCGATCCTGTTTATGGAGCATGGCGTGGGGCTATCGTTTGGGAAGAACCCGGCCTATGCGGGCGCTGGCGGTACGCGCAAGCGCATCGATCTGTTCCTGGACCCGAACGAGCATGTGCGCGAGAAGAACCGGAGCACCTTCCCGAAAACCGCGGGTGCCATAATCGGGACGCCCTGGCTAGATAATATCAGCAAACAGCTATCAGCTTTCAGCGGTCAGCGCAGAAACGGGCACAAGCCGGTGGTGTGTATTTCTTTCCACTGGAACGGGGAGGAAGTGGCGCCGGAAGCCGGGAACGCTTTCAAGTATTACGCGGAGGTGATTCCAGCACTGGCAAAATGCAAGGATTTCAAGCTGATCGGTCATGGTCACCCGCGCTACCGCTTCGTGCTGGAGCCTTTTTATCGCGAGCACGGCATCCAGGCTGTGTGGGATTTCAAAGAAGTAATGCGCCGGGCGGACGTGTATGTGAACGATAGTTCGTCCACACTTTATACCTTTTGTATCACCGGCAAGCCGGTGGTGATCCTGAACGATCCCAAGTTTCGCAAGAGCAAGCACTGGGGCATCCGCTTCTGGGAGTACAGCGACGTGGGGCCGCAGGTGGAGCACCCGTCAGAGTTGATGGAGGCCATCCGAAACCAGGTGGGGGCTTCACAGGGCGGAGCTGACCCGTATGCCAAGGCACGGAAGAAAGCCGTGCGCGCGCTGTATCCGCACCTGGGGAAGGCCGCCAAGCGAGCCGCGCGGGCCATCGAAGAATTCACTGGCCGCAGGCTGCCGAAGCTGCGTAAAGTGCGCACCCGGCAACGCGAAACGGTGGGCATCATCTATATGGCATTTGGAAAACCAGCGGTCGAGGGCGTGATGAGTTCGGTCAACTCGCTGCGCAGGCTGGGGCTGGACGTGCCGATCTGTATTGTGGGTGATACACCCATCGAAGGCATGCGTTTCGTTGAATGGACCGGTCAGAGCCCATTCGACCCGAGCTGCGCGCGTAACTTCCAGTTCCGGGCTGGGCGTATCAAGCCAGGACTGTGCGCGCTGACCCCCTTCGAGCGTACGCTGTACATCGACGCGGATACCGAGTTCCTGTCAACGAAAGTGTTGAAGGGCTGGCACTTCCTGGACGATCACGATATGGCGTTGGCGCGCGAAAAGCTGGAGATCGGGCAGCTCTACAACAAGCCGCGCGCGGGCTGGGAGATCAACATCCAGGAACGCGACGCCACCATCCAGGAGCTGGGCGGCGATGTGAGCACGCCCTTCCTGAACAGCGGGGTGATTTTCTTCCGCAAGAACCAGGCTGTGATGCGCGTCTTCAGGGCCTGGGGCGAAGCCTGGCTGGAGTGGCAGCAATGGGACGAGCAGCTCTCGCTGATGCGCGCCATGTACCGCGTGGGCTCTGGCGTGAAGGTCAAGCAGTTGAGCGTGGACTGGAACCACCCGCACCGCGACCAGGCGCAGATCATCTTCCACAACTACGGCAGGGGACCGGTGAGGAGCAACCTTGAACGCGTTACGGCATAAGCACCCCGGTGAGACCTGCTGGATCGTGGGCAAAGGTCCGTCTTTGCGTTATTTGCGCGCCGAGCATTTCGGCCAGGGGCCGGTGATCGCACTCAGCCATGCCATCATGCCGGTACAGGAGCTTGGATTGCCGAATCCGCTGTATTTGTGGGAGAAGGACGGGCGGGACGGTTTCGAACCAATCCATATGGATGTGACCATCATCTTACAGGCCGGGGAGGATTATTCCGAACATCGCTGGCCGGAGCATCCCAGGCGCGTGATCGCGGACCCGGAACAGGAGATGAATTTCCTGGCGCCCGAGATGAGCATTCGTATGGCCGTCGTGATGGCGCACGTTATGGGCTGTACTGAGATTGTTTTTGTGTGCTGCGATTCACTGATCAGCGAAGATTATCGCAGGCTGGACGTGATGAGCGGAAAAATCGTGGAAGCCAACGAAGGCGCTTACAGGAGGATCAAACCAATTTTATTCGAAGATTTGAACGCATCTGGAATTGCGCATCGATTTGTCTTACCGGAGGCTGAGTTATGAGCGTGATCGATTACGAACTGGTATTTTCGAAAGTTCCATCCTGGACCAGCATCGCCGAGCGCGAGAAGCTGGCCGAGCTGGCTGAAGGTGTTCCCGCGGGCGGGCAGATCGTGGAGATCGGCGCGCTGTACGGCGG